CGAGTTCGAGAAGTGGAACGAGGTATTCCATCGTCGGCTTGGCCAGAAGCTCGGTCAGAGCGATGGGCGAGCGCGCCGCGGCCTTGAGCCGGTTGCCGGAATACCAGTCGCGCAGCATCTTCGTGCTTTGCTCCGTGCGCAGCCCGGGCTCCATCCTGAACGCGCCCCCTGCCAGTTCCCCAGCCTTGACCACCTGGGCGATCTTGGGGTCAATCTGGCCGTCAGGGTTCCTCCAGGCGTTGAGCACCTTATCGCCAATGACGGGGGTTCGGATGCTGGCGGCGACGTTCTTGACGATGCTCTTGCCAAGGTCGGCGACGGAACGGTTGCCCCGGATCACGCCGTAGATGTCCTTGAGGACATTGGCTCCCGAGGAGATTTGAGCCTCGCCAGTGGTGAATCCGGCGTGGAAGGCGCTCCCCATGCCAAGCTGCGTCTGGTTCAGGGCGTTGGCCGCGCCCATCCAGCCTTTGTAGAGCGTGCCGAAATACTGGTTGTTGTAGAGGCTCGACGAGAGGTAATTGTTGAGCACGCGGGCGGCAGGCTCCGGTGCCGTGCGGCAAATTTCCTCGGCTTGGGCCAGCTTGCCCTTGCCCACCCACCAGGCGCGGCGGTCGGCGTCCCAATGGCCCCCGATGGCTTTGATTTGTTCCTTGGCGGCATACGTGTCGCCGCTGAAATAGATGCGGGATGTTTCCGTTTGCAGGGCTATCATACTTCCTCCTAATTCGACGTGGCCGGCGATAACCGTCCCGGCGATACTATAAACGTCCGTCCGCTTCCACGCCCGTCCAGTCTAATTACTTCCGCCTGCGTGCGGCCTGCGGACCAGCCAACCACCAGAACTCTCACTGCGATCTTCCGGTATTCATCCACCACCAACGTTCTGATATCTTGCTCTGTTGCTTTGTATGCCGTTTCCATAATCCAATCATCGCACATCAACACAGGATTGTCAACACATCAACACAACTATTTTCGCATTAGCTCAAAATAAAAGCGGCGAAAAGGCGAACGTCACCAGGTTAGTGCCCAGCCGATGTACAATGCGGGAATGGAACCCGAGATCATTGACCAGGTGCTCGACCGGCTGGCGACCGGCGAATCGCTGCGCGCCATCTGCCGCACCCCAGGCTATCCATCCATCTGGAGATTCCTACGCGCCGTCGACGACGATGAAAGCGGCCAACTGGCACAACAATATGCGCGCGCGCGGGAGGCCAACGGAGACACGATGGATGCGCGTGTGCTTGAGATTGCAGATGAGGTGGCGGCTAGCAAGATGGACCCCCAGGCCGGCCGCACGGCGATGGAGGGGTACAAATGGCGCGCCGCGCACCAGCGCCCTCATCGCTACGGCGACCGCGTCATTACGGCTGGAGACGCCAGTGCGCCGGTGGAGCACCGGCTTACGGTCGTTTATGAGGAGCGGCCAGCCAAGCTGCTTGACAAGGGCGGCGAATCTCGATAAACTGCGTTTACGGAACGCGCCGAATAGTTACTCTAATACTATTCCAACAGTGTGGTACCGATTCCTTGACAAGCCGGTTGTGATAATGGCAACACGACAAAATAAGAAAAACTTATACTTTGCGCCTCGCGGAAAACGCTGCGTAAACTGTGGCAGGATGCGGAGTCGCCTGTATGTCGACCCTACAGGAGTGCTTCCGCGAGGCGTGTGCTATCTCTGCGCGTGGCGATCCGCGCGGGTGTGGCACGTCGCCCATCATGCCTAACATTCGGCTTGTCCTTCCCCGCCCGCACGTAATGCAGCAGGGCGTGATTGACTGCGCCACGCGTTTCAACGTGGTCGATTGCGGGCGCCGCTGGGGCAAGACGGAGCTCGGTATGGATCGCATCGTCCATCCGGCACTCGCGGGGCGCCCCTGCGCCTGGTTTTCTCCGACGTACAAGCAGCTCGCGCCGGTGTGGCGTGAGCTACAGAACCGCTTGGCGCCGGTCCAGGCGACGGTCTCGCAGATGGAGCACCGGCTTGGCCTGATCGGTGGCGGATCGATTGAGATGTGGTCTTTGGACTCGCCGGATGCCGGGCGCGGCCGCGCGTATGCCCGCGTGGTGATCGACGAGGCGGCGCTGGTCGCCAACCTCAAGGACGCCTGGGAACAGAGCATCCGGCCTATGCTCACGGACTACCGGGGAGACGCCTGGTTCCTCAGTACGCCCAAGGGAATCGCGAGCTACTTCCACGACCTGTACAGCCGTGGCAGCGATCCGCTGGATGCGGAGTGGGCAAGCTGGCAAATGCCAAGCAGCTCGAACCCGTTCATCCCGGCCGGCGAGATTGATTCGGCGCGCGGCGATATGACCGACCTGGCGTTCGCGCAGGAGTACCTGGCGCAGTTCGTGAGTTGGGAGGGATCGGTGTTTCGCCGCATCACGGATGCGCGGTGGGATATGCCACCGGACGCGCACACGGGGGCGATAATCGGCGTGGATTGGGGACGGACACAGGATTTTACGGTGTTCATCGCTATCGACGTGGATGGCCGTGTGGTGGGGATGGACCGATTCCGGGGTATCGAGTACACCATCCAGCGCGGGCGCCTCCGCGCGTTCTGGGACCGGGTGTGCGGGACCAGACGCAACGTGCCGATCCTGGCGGAGGTCAACAGCATGGGAGGCCCCGTGGTGGAGCAACTGATGCGCGACGGGCTGCCGATGGTGCCGTTCGTCACCACGAACGCGAGCAAGGCGGCGATCATCGACATGCTGGCACTCGCCTTCGAGCGCGGGCGAATTCGGATACCGGACGACCCGGTGTTGGTGGGCGAACTGCAAGCCTTCGAAGGCAAGCCGCTGCCGTCCGGCATGACGCGGTACAGCGCACCGGCTGGGATGCACGACGACTGTGTCATGGCGCTGGCGATCGCGTGGAGCGGATATATCCAGGCGAGCGAGCGCGCGCCGGTGGCGTACCTGGATGTCAACAGCGGGCGGTTGGTTGCCGAGTACCCGCGCGGGATCGAAATAAGTCCCTATTGACAATCGCGGGAGATTAAGCGTAAAGTATCCTTGTCGCCTCCATGAGCGTTCAGCGTGGCATCAAGATCGAGATCGACGTATGGCGGCTGCTGAAGCGGGCGGCGATGGAGCGGGTGCCTCCTACGACGATGCGCCAGATGCTTGATGAAATCCTGCGCACGTGGTTCGAGAAACAATGAGGCCATCGCAGCCGGTCCCGCCAGTTACCGCCGTCTGTCTCGTGGATGGCCGCTGGGCGATGGTGGAGAGGGCTATGCGCAGCTTCGCGGCGCAGACTTACCCGAACCGCAGCCTGCTGCTATACGACACGGGCGAACTTGCGCTGCGCGGAGTGTGGCCGGATATGTTGATACCGACGGGTGCGGTGTATGTGCGCACCGTGCGTCCGGCTGGTGCCAAGCTGGGAGATCTGCGGAATCTGGCGAACGAGGCCGCCACGGGCGAGATCCTGCTGCATTGGGACTCGGACGACTGGTCGCACCCTTTGCGGATTGAGGAGCAGGTATTCGAGCTGATCGCGGCTGAGCGTGCCGATGCCACCGGCTACCACGATCTGTTGGCGTGGAACAGCGGCGATCCGCGGCACGAACCCGGCGCTTGGCTCTACCAGGGGAGCCCCAACTACATGGTGGGCACGTCGCTGTGCTACTGGCGCCAAACCTGGAGGAATAAGCCGTTCCCATCGCTCAACAGCGGCGAGGATCATATGTGGTGCAGCGGCCTGAACAGGCTCGCAACGACTAGCCTACGGTCGGGCAGCGCCGTCATCATCGCCGAAGTCCACGGGCACAACACGCATCTGCACCTGAGTCCGGGATGGACTCGTGCGAGAGAGTGGGACGAATACTGTAGCGCACGGATGGAGGGCGGACAATGAGCGTGTGGATCTGCATCCCTTCGTTGCGGCCCAACGGCGGGACGTTGCCGGCATGGAAAGCGGCCGGATACATGGTGGCGGCGTACACGCGGCTGGCGTTTCCGTGCGCCGATATGACGATTTTGGAGGAGCCAGGAGAGTACAAGGGCTGCGCCTGGGCTAAAAACCTGCTAACTCGCGCGGTGATGAAGGTGGACTCGGAAGCTGAATGGTTCGTCTATGGCGGAGACGACACGCTGCCAGACCCGGCCGCGCCTGCGCAAATTTCACAGGAATGCGCGCGGCACTTTGGTGGAACCTTCGGCGTCATGCAGCCCATCGGCGACCTTAAACACTGGCCAGCCAGCCGCATCGACCGGATCGCCGGATCGCCGTGGATTGGCCGCGAGTTTGCGCGCCGATCATACGCGGGCAACGGCCCGTGGTGTGAATACCGGCACTGCTGGGATGACGAGGAGCTGCAACTTGTCGCGCAAAAGCTGGGCGTGTTCTGGCAGCGGGAAGACCTCACGCACACGCACCTGCACCCGCAGCGGCCAGGAGGGATGCTGTTGGAACCAGCAGCGCAGAAAGCCATAGACGACAGCTACCTGGCCGAAAGGGCGTTGTTCCGCTCACGGCGCGATGCCGGATTCCCAGGGCACGAATGTATAAGCTAGAGCTTGTCACCGGCCCGGTTCCGCGCACGCACTGGTGGAAAGACTGCAACATCGAGGAACCGGCTAACGTGTGGTGGCTGACCGGCCACGGACTGAGCCGTCCTGCGACGGACGTGGAGATCGAGTTATGGCTGATGACCTCGAATCGCGCCCAACTATTTCGCCGAGCCATGAGAAACATTTACATTACATTCAGCGGGCAGGCCTATGACGAAAGCACCAAGGGAATAGTGGCGCGGGGCGTGCACATGGGCGCGGATGAGGTGTGGGTTTACGATGATAAATGGCTGCTCGGAACGGATTTCTACAGGCTGAATCATTGGCTCTGGGAACACCACGGCGACCAGAATAATAACCCGCGCGGCTTCGGCTGGTTCTGCTGGAAACCATTCGTTATCCTGGACGCGCTCGACCGTCTGCAGCCGGGCGATGTGGTGCTCTATACCGACGCCGACACTTACCCCGTGGCGGATTTCTCCATGCTCTTTGACCACTGCCGGAAAATGGGCGGCATAATGGCATTCGCCGCGCAGGGCTGCGTGAACAGGAACTGGAATAAGTACGACTGCATGGCCGTGATGGGGCAACTGGAACCGTTCTGGCGGGAGCGTCCGGCAGCGGTCGCGCGGTTCATGCTGTTCGAGGCCGGGAAGTGGAAGCCACGGCAATTTTTAATGGAGTGGCTGACCTACTGTGTCAACCCGCTCGCGCAAACGTTCGATCCCAGCGTGCTCGGCCCGGAGTATCCGGACTTGCACGAACACCGCACCGAGCAAGCCATCTACACGAATCTCTGCCACAAGTACGGCCTGTACCTTCACCGCGAGGCGTGTCAGTTCGGGGATGGCCAGGAGCAGGACAAAGAACTGTATCCGCAACTTTTCTTTCAGTGCGGACTACGGTTTGAAAACGGCCTGAACGGCTCCGCGTACCGCAATATAGGGGAATTATGACTACAGCGGCTGAAAATCGGCTCCGAAAGAACGAGTGGACGGTACGCGATGTCGAAATCGCGGTTGCGCGTCGTCTCGTCGAAGCCGAACACTATGCGGCTGGAGCGTCTAACACCGCCGTCTATCTCCATGGGCTATTCCGCGAAGGTGACATTTTCGAGGAGCAGTGTCTTGGGGTTGCGTGGTGGATTCCACCGACGCGCAGCGCGGCTGAGGCGACCTATCCAGCGAACTGGAAAGGGGTGCTGGCGCTCTCGCGGCTGGCAATCCGGCCCGAAGTACCCGCCAACGCCTGCACGTTCCTTCTGGCGCGCTCCAGGCGGCTTATCCCGTCTGAAGTATGGCCCTGCTTGGTGACTTACGCGGACGAATGGCGCGGCCACACCGGCAACATCTACCGAGCGGACAACTGGAAGTATGTAGGCAAGACCAAGCCAGAGCGAACCTACCAGATCAACGGTCGGATGGTGGCGCGGAAAGCGGGCAGTCACACGAGGACGCACGCCGAAATGATGGCGCTCGGAGCTCAGATGGTGGGCACTTTCGCCAAACACAAGTTCGTAATGCTGCGAAACGGGGTCCGCTGATGTATTCGCAGTCGGGCGAGGATGATGCCATTCTGAAAGCGGTGGCCAATGTCAAGGGTGGGAAATTCCTGGATATCGGAGCGGCCGATCCGAAGGTGATGAGCAACACGCGGGCACTCTATGAGGCTGGGTGGGGAGGCGTATGCATCGAGCCGTCGCCGCTGCTTATTCCTGGGCTGCTGGCCGAGTATGGAAAAGATTACCGCGTGCGCGTATTTCAGGCCGTTGTCGGATGCGAGAGCATTGTCACCGACCTGCACCTGAACAGCGAACTGCTGAGTACGACCGACGCCAAGCACAAGGCGAAGTGGGCGGAGGCGCATTGGCTGGGGCACTTTCTGATTCACCAGATCACACTGGAGACCGTCGCGCTGATGTTCGGTGGATTCAACTTCGTGAGCATCGACACGGAGGGCACGAGCGTGGAACTGGCTCTGCGCATGTTGAAGCTCGGCTGGGAGCCGGAATGCTTCTGCGTGGAGCACGACAAGCGCATGGACGAGGTGGCGATTCCAGCCACGCGGCGGGGGTATCAACTGATTTTCGCAAGCGCCGAGAACGCGGTATTCGCGAGGGTAAAATGAGAATCGTTTGTGTGATGCCGGTGCGTAACGAGGATTGGGTGCTGGGCCTCACGGCCCGCGCCGCGCTCATGTGGTGCGATGCAATCCTGTTCCTGGACAATGGCAGCACGGACGAGACGCCGCGGATAATCGCGGAAATCTGCGGAGAACAAGACAGGGATCGAACGGCGGTGCTGCGTCTGGATGGCGAGTGGCGCGAAATGGAACACAGGCAGGTCATGCTCCAACAGGCCCGCGAAATGGGCGCCACTCACATAGCGATGCTCGACGCGGACGAAATAATCACCGGGAATCTGGTGCCGCAGATGCACAGCGTGATTCCAGCCGCGAGTGGATGGACTCTCGATCTGCCGCAGTTCAATATCTACGGCTTGCTGAATTACGCTGTGAGCGGAGGCGTTTGGGCGAACAACTTCACGCCGGTGCTGTTCCGCGACGATCCGCGGCTGCATTGGTGCGCCGCGGCGGACGGATACCAGCACCACGCGCGCGCCCCGATGGGAATGCGGCTGAGGCGGTACCGGCCATTCAACCGGGGAGATGGAGGCGTGATGCACCTGCAAATGCTCGACGAACGCCGGCTGAAGGCCAAGCACCTGCTCTATCAGATCAACGAGATGCTGCGCTGGCCGGGGCGGAAGACGGCGGCGCAAGTGCGCGAGCAGTATTCGCTCGCCATCTACGGAGACAGCGCCGGCTTTCCGGTGTCTCCCATCAAGACTTCGTGGTGGCAATCCTACGAAGCTCTGCGGAGGCACATTTTTATTGGCGGAGAACCGTGGCAGTTGGCCGAGGCAAAGCGGCTGATCGCGGAGAATCCGGGTATCATGGAAGGCTTGGACGGTTTTGGGCTATTATGAGCGAGCAACGCGGCGAGACTCCACGAAATTTCAAGGTTGTGCGCGCGTCCACAATCATGGTGCTGGAGGGGTTGGTGAGTTCGATGCGCGAGAACGGTTGGAACGTGGCGCCCAGCCTGTTCTTCGATCAGGCAACTCTGCAATGGTGCCAACCGATGACGCGCAAGCCAGATACGCCAAGCGGTGAAGGAACCGATATCGTGCGGCTGCGCGAGCCAAAGGGGAAGACGAAGCTGGCGGGCCCTCAGGACTGCCACTTTTCGGTGGGGTGAGATGGAATACAAAGTCATCGTGGAACCGCTGCTGGCAGACTTGGAGAGCGCGGTGAACGCAGGAATTAAGGAGGGCTGGGCCCCGTGCGGCGGGATTGCGACAGATCCGGTTTCCGGCGACTATCTTCAGGCCGTCGTGCGGATGCCGCGCCCGCAGCAGCAGCAGGTTCAGCCGGTACGGATAGTCGCGCCGAATGAACCGATGGTTTCGCATACCAGTGGTAAAATACGCCCATGAACGCCATTCAACTGTTCGTGGTCCGGCTCGCCGCCCGGATCGCGCCCCCACTGCGCCGCGTGCTGCGATCCGCCGGCGGGACCGTCGAACGGCTGGAAGAGTCCAATCTCATGCTACGCGATATGCTGGACGACCGGCGCGTCACGATCCAGCGGGAAATGCAGGATCTCCGCGAGGCCCTGGCAATGGTGCGGGGAGGGTACGAGCCAGTCGCAATAGCCGAGGCGTCGAGGGGCGAGACATTCTGGCGTGACCAAGTGGTATCGGTCAAAGAGAGCCAGAGTTCGGCCGTGGTGCAGTGCGTGGAGCGTCTGGCGGAACTGGAGCTGGCGCTCGAAGATCGCGGGTGGAAACGTCAATTAGCCATCGGTGACATGGAGTTCTCGCGGTACGGACTCCAGCAGATTATCTTGTTTTGCCGTCTATACCGCATCAAGAATCCAATCATTCAGCGCGGGATCCTAGTGGGCGCGTATTACGTGTTCGGGCGCGGAGTGGAGGTTTCTAGCGACGACGACGCGGCCAACCAGGTGCTTCAGGATTTCTTTGACGACCCGCGCAACGCCGCTGAGCTTGGACATTCCGCGCTCTGTGCCAAGGAAGCCAGCCTCTACACCGATGGGAATATATTTTGGACGTTCTTCTCCGATCCCAACGACGGCACCACGCAGGTCCGCACTATCGACCCCATCGAGATCGAGGAAATAATCTGCAACCCGGATGACCACGCCCAGCCGTGGTTCTACCATCGCCGCTGGACAAAGCAAAATTTCGACATCAGGACCGGAAACATCCTTCCAGAGCCGGCCGAACTTTGGTACGTGGACCTCCGCTATGATGGCCCCAAGGTTACGGAGATCAAGGGCAAGCCGGTGGCGATGGACCCCAAGACGCACGCATACATCCCTGTGCTTCACCGTAAGGACGGCGGTCTGGAGAAGTGGCACTTTGGTTTACCGCGAGCCTACGCCGCGCTGGATTGGGCGCGGGCGTACAAGTCGCGTTTGGAGGACTACGCGACGATTGCCCGTGCGCTGGCGCGCTTCGCCTGGGGCATCGAGACGCAGGGTGGCCAACCCGCGATCGCTGCGTTCAAGCAGACGCTGGCGACGACGCTGGGGAACAACACGGATATGATCGAGCAGAACCCGCCGCCCACCGTGGCTTCGACCTGGATCACCGGCCCCGGAAATAAACTGACGCCGATGAATACGGCTGGCCGCCAGGCGAACCCGGAGGAAGGGCGCAGGCTCGCGCACATGGCGTATATGGTTTTTGGGCTGCCGGAAACGTTCTTCGCCGACGTGAGCGTAGGCACGCTCGCCACGGCAACGAGCCTGGATCGCCCGACGCAGTTGAAATTCATGCGCGACCAGGAGTCGTGGGCCGAGAATCTGAAGATCATCGGCATGGAAGTGCTGAAGCGCAGCGCGACAGCAGCCAACGGAAAGTTACGCGAGGTGTACAAGGATCGGAAGGTGACTTTCCATATGACCCCAGCGCGCGTGCACGGCGAAACGATGTGGTTTCACGAGGCCGCGGCGAAGCCTAAAGACGCCGGCCGGGTTACGGTAGACGTAAAGTTCCCGGCAATCCTGGAGGGCGACATCCCGGCGCGCGTGGGAGCTATCGTGGAGGCCATGACGCTGAACGGTTTCGATCCGACCGGCATCGACATCCGAACCGGGCTAGGGCTGCTGATGACGGAACTGGGCGTGGAAGACGCACAGGGCGTGCTCGAAGAACAGTTGCCGGAGGCGCAATACAAGGCCATCATAAACCGAATTGCGCTGCTGAAGGCGCAGCAGGAACAGGCGATGGCGCCCCCGCCGACTCCTGGCGGTGAGGTTCCGGCAGTTGGCGCCCCGCCGCACGCGCCCATGCCGCGCAAGCCGCGGCCCAAGCGCATCGACGCGAAGGAGAACGCGCTTATTGTGGCGGTGCGGGACTTACGGAATGCTATGAAGGGAAAATGATCCTGTATCTCATGCGCCACGCCGAACCCGAATCCGGCGAGCAGATGGACCCCACGCGCGATCTGACCGCGACAGGCGTGCAGCAGTGCGCGGTCATGGGCGATTTCATGCGGAGGCAAGCAGGCACGGTGGACCTGATTATCTCCAGCCACTTCCGCCGCGCCGAGCACACCGCGCAACTGATGGGGGAAGAGTTGGAGTGCAAGCAATTCCAGGCCACACCCGCGCTTGACCCGGACGCTATCCCCGTGCGTGCCTGGGAAGAGGTGCGCCGCATCGCGGACGGGCGCACCGCGCTGGTGGTCACGCACCATCCCCTGACCAACAACCTGCTGGAGTACCTGACTGGCGGAAAAACAAACGAGGTAGCGTTCAAGCACGGTTTTATCGTGAAGATTGAGGCCGACCGGATTCACTGGATGGTGGGCCCGGCGCTGGTGGAGCGCGACGAAGCCATTCAGGAGGCGGCGATGCGCACACTGGACCTGATGATCGAACGTATGATGGACGAACCGCCTGAATTTCAGGAGGCTTCCGAACGCCGGGACGCGGCGCTCGAAAAGGCGTACAATCGCGCGCGATTGGTCATCCGAAAGCACTTTAGCGACCAGGAAGCTGCGATGGCAGGCGCCCGCTTCGCACTGCCCGGTCTCCAGGAATCGCTGGCTGACGCCGGCGGCATTGAGGCCACGCTAGCGGCCGCCGTATCCGGCATCGGACTGAGCGAAGAACTGGCGGACCTGTTCGACGACGCAATATCGGAGGCGATGAAAGTCGCGGGCGCCCATGTCGCCGAGGACTTTTCGTACTTCGATGCGGACGTGGCGGCCACTTTTGAAGGCCGGTACCTCGCCGCGCATGGTTTCCGAAAGGTGACGGGCGGAATCGACAAGACGACTATCGAGCGCGTAGCCAAGGCGGTGAGTAGGGCCTATGAATCCGGAGCAAAATACAAGGAGATCGTTTCCACGATCAAGGCCGAGTTCAAAGACTTCTCTCAATACCGGGCTAACCTCATCGCGCAGACTGAACTGAACCGGGCGTATAATGCCGGCGTCCTGGACCTGGGAGAGCAGGCACTTGCCACACAGAAGTCATGGCACACCACCAGCCAAAATCCGTGCCCGATCTGTACCGATAACGAATCCGCCGGGCGCATCGGGCTACGAGAGGCGTTTCCCAGCGGCGACCAGTCGCCTAACGCCCATCCCGGCTGCTATTGCTCCCTGGAGGTCCACGCATGAACTTCTCGGCATCATCGGAAACGAGCGTAAACACTACCGTGGTGCTCGCCAAGATCCGTCAGGCAATCACCATTTCGGTGGAGCAGTCCTGTGAGGTGGTCGCGGCCGAAGCGCAGTCCATCTGCCCGGTAGACACCGGCGCGTTACGCGATAGCATCCAGTTCGGCGTCGAGGAAGAGGCTACGGCGGTCGTTGGATTCGTGGAAGCCACGGCCCCATACGCGGCTTTTGTCGAGTATGGCACGGGACTGCGCGGAGCGGGCACGTATCCCTACGAATTGCCCTCTGAGGGCGTGCCGTATACCGGCTCGTGGGTATATGACTACAAGCGCCAGAATTGGGAGGGCCACGCCGCGCAGCCGTTCATGCGGCCGGCACTCGATACCTCACGCCCGGATATCCAGTCGATATTCGGGAGAAATATCGCCGCCGCAGTCCAGTAGTTGCCCATCTGTGCAGTAACGATACGAGGTAGGCGGGGCGGCTCGGATGGCAAATTTGCTTAGGATTTGGCTTCCAAACGCTCATGGCGGCTGGCGGGCCGCCCCAAAATCAATCTTGACACATTCCAAAGTTCATGTAAAGATGGAATCGCTTAGGAGGATGGCATCCACTTTGCAAATGGACGGTTTCTTCGCGGGACAGATTCTCCGAAATGAAAACAACGGCCCGCTGCGTCAAAGCGTTACGGAAATAGGCACCGATGAAGTGTACGTAAGGCGAAATCCTGGCAACGATCCGGTAGTAGATCCGGTCACCACGCCCAGCGTCCAGGTCCAACGTCCTGCCGCCCCAGCGGTCATACTAAGCCTCGCGCCCGCTTCAAGAACGCTCGCCATTCTCTAAGAAAGCATTGCAATGCCCCTAATCAGGACAAGGGATGGGGCGTGGTGTGTCTTTTTGTGCGAGCCGAAGAGTGGTAGATTGGCCCACTCCCTGCCCCGCGATCAGATTGGCACTTGGCGCACAATGTCCGCCGCCGAGCCTTCGCCCGCTTCCTCGAGGATGCGTGCCACCTCGCGCCGGAACTTCTCGATTTGCCGTGATTTCCTAACCCGACGATAATTCCTGTCGTAGTCGAGCTTGCACAGCCGGCAGTATCCTCCGGTAACTTTGGAGCAATCGCCTCCGCAACCAGCACATCGCATACCAAGATTTTCGCACACAAAGTTTGGGTCCATGATTCCACGCGGTTTACGCTTAACGGCAGCATGGAACTCTCCCTTGGCTTTGCGGCCGTTGCGCTGAAACTGCAAGAAGCCTCTCTTGGGATGGCTCATTCCGAAGTGCGCGACCGCCTTTCCAATGCGCTCCGGGAGCACGGGAAAACGGCCCATGACTTCGGGTATACCCACTACGTAGACCACACCGGAGACGGAAATACCGGAGATTGCGTGTACAACTGCGACGATTGCGGAGGCATGATGAGTGCCCCGTACACGACCGAGTCCGTCAATGGCAAGGTGAACACGCACATCGACCACGAGAAGGCCAAGCCTGTGCACCCGCGCGTGAGCTATGAGCCGCTGGCTGACGACGCCGACCACTACGCGGCGATGGAATCGCAGAAACTCTACAAGGACTTGAGTACGCTGGGCCTCCCGCTGTTTGAGCGGTTCATCTCCAAGACCGAGCGTGCGGCGATGGATAAGGCCGACTTCGCCGGTAAAGGCACCAGCTATCCGATCAAGAACCAGACGGATGTAGAGGCAGCCATGCACGCCATCGGGCGCGCGGGCGACGGTAACTATTCCGGTGCCACGATCAAGTCCAACATCAAGAAAATTGCGGCGCGGAAAGGCTTGAAGGTTCCCGGAGACGGCGAGGAAACCAGGGAATCCGATCGCCGCTCCACCAGCGATCTTCGCTTGGTCGAATCGGCGGCGACGATGGAACCGATCGTGCTCCGCGAGGCCCGCAGCGACTACGAAATAAAGCTGATTGCGCCGGGGAAGGGTTCCAGCGCCTTCTATCCCGCCGAAGTTCTCAAGCGCGACGGCCCAAATGTTTTCACGGAAGGCACGCACGTCTACCTGAACCATGCGACTGCCGCGGAGGAAGCGCAGCGCCCCGAGGGCGATGTCCGCAACCTGGCCGGGGTGTTGACCCGCCCCGCGTATTGGTCGGAGAGCCACAGGAACGGCCCTGGCCTGTACTCGCGCATGAAGGTGTTCGCGGACCACGCGCAGACGGTTGAGGAAAAGGCGCCCCACGTCGGTATGTCGATTCGGGCGTGCGGAGTGCGCGAAGCCGGAAAGACGCAGGACGGATTGCCGATCCTGAAGGAACTGACCGCTGCCGAGTCCGTTGACGTGGTGACACGCCCCGGCGCCGGCGGAATGATTTTGACGGAGGCGGCGCGATCCGCCACAACTTCAGAACAGGAGGTGGACGTGGATAACGCGGCCATTCAGAAGCTACAGGAGAGCAACCGCAAGATGGCCCAGCGGCTTGCTCGACAGGAGGCGCGCGAGGCCGGAATTTTGCAGTTGGCCGCGATTCGCCTGCCGGATGAGCAGAAGGAAAAAATCTTAGCCCGCTGCGTCGAATCCGCGCCGATAACCGTTGACGGAGACTTTGACGGCGCGGGTTTCAAGTCGCTCGTGGAGCGCGAGATCAAGTACGCCGGGGAGTTGCTGGGAGGCGGCCAGATAGTGACCGACATGGGCACGGGCGCACCAGCCACGCTTACCGAGGCGCAGCGCGCGGAAACCGCGAAATCCGAAAAGCGGCGCGTCAAGGAATCCGCGCGGCTGATGGGCATCGAAGGGAAGGCCGGCCGCAGGATCTACGCCGAGGGGCGCGCGGCATTCGACTACAACTACAACGCGGGGGACCCGAAGTCCGCCGCGGATGAGGCGGTGGCCTAATGGCAACCAATCAATACAACATTCGCGGCGTCAACCTCACGCTGCCGGTACCCATCGCGGACAATGGCGGCGTCGGCCCGTTGAGCGGCGAACCGCTGATGTTCGGCAATCCGTCCAATCCGGTCGGAGGCGGACCCGCCAACCACATGCTGGCGTGCGTGGCGCAGAACAGCTATACGCCGCCCACCGGCGTGGTCAACCCGGACGGCATATCGGTTGCGCTGGAAGGCGTCTGGTACCTGACGGTGAGCGGCGTGCACGCCATCTCCCCGGCCAACCCGGTAGCCATCAACCCAGGCGACCCAATCTTCGCCGACGACAATGGCACGTATGATTCCGTGACCGGCTGCTACTACGGATTCAGCCTGAACGCGGACTCGATAAACGGGCACTACTTTGGCAATTCCCTGGACGCCGTAGCGTCCGGGGCGGTGAATCAGACCGTGCGCGTGCGGCTGAAGGTCGCGGGCTAAAGGAGAAACACGAACATGAACTTTATCGAATACCTGCGGCGCAGCGAAACCGACAGCGGGCGGCTCGGATACACGTTCGGCGGAGATCCTACCAGCCCGCGGCAGGGATTGAGCGAGGGCGGATTTCGGGTACCGGGCGCGCTCATCCAAAGAGACCCGCACCGGGCCGCGGGCGTGCGCGAGGCTGAGCGGTTGATCGAGCGCGTCCAGCGCGGCGACCGCTGGGCGCGCGTCCAACTTCAGGAAGCCCTGACCATCTCGGATTTCTCCGGATACTTCGGAGATGTCCTGGATCGCACAGTGCTCTCCAACTATGCCGAGACGCCGTACACCTGGACCAAGTATTGCAAGCGGGCGATTATCCGCGACTTCCGCCAGGCTAAGATTTTCCGGTTTGACCGTGGCGCCAACGTTTTGGATGGCCCGATCCTGCCAAACTCCTATGGCGCACAGGGCGGTTCCGGCCCGACTGGTATCGCGCAGATCACGGAATATCCGGTCGCTCGCCGGGTTGAGTCCAACTATGTAGACCAACTCTACAAATTTGGTCGCTTGATGGATTTCTCCTGGGAAACGCTCATCAACGACGACTTGGACGCGCTGAAAGATACCCCGGCGCTGTTCGGGCGCGCGGCGCGGCGCACTGAAGAGAAGCGCGTGGCCGAGCTGTTCATGGGCAGCGGCGGCCCAAACAGCACGTTCTTTTCGACCGCCAACAAGAATGTGCTCACGGTGGCCGTCCTTCCCAATCTGCTTACGCAGTACGGCTTGGCCGACAATCCGCACTTCAGCGTGACTGCGCTTCAGGCGGCCATGAATGTGATGGCGAACCAGGTCGATCTCGACGGCGAGCCGATTAGCATTGAGGCATGGTGCCTGGTATTCCCTCCATCCCTCGACATCCCCGTCAAGAACGTGTTGCACGCCACCGAAATCTGGGCCAACGACCAGGGCGGCACCACCGGGCTGGGCGGCGTTACGGCCGGCTCGAACCAGAGCGCCACGTCGCTGCAGCGCCTCATCACGATGAACTGGGCGAAAGACGTCGTGGTCCCGGCTAAGAACTACTACGCCCCAATCGTGAACACGACCAACGGGAACAGCGCCTGGTATCTGTTTGCTCAACCCTCGCAGGGCCGTCCCGCGCTGCAACAGTCATTCCTCCAGGGACACGAGGGGCCGGAGCTTTTCATGAAGCAGCCGAACCAGGTCGGCGTGGGCGAGGGCCGGATGGGTCCGGGAGCGCCGGGAGCCGGCATGGGATCGAGCGCCGGGGGCAGTTCCTCAAGCAACCCGATGGACGGAGATTTCGATACCGACTCGATCATCTACAAGGTGCGGCACGTTCTTGGCGGCACGCTGTTAGATCCCATCATGGCAGTGGCTTCGACCGGCGTCGGGTAGAACCAAATCCGTGCAAGGAAGCAGGCCCGCTCGCTGCGTGGAAGTGGCGGGCGGGCCATTTCCATTTATGGAGGAGAAATGAAGAGAATCACGGCGGCTATCGGAATCTTGGCGGCGGTGGCGATTATCCCTTTTGGCCTATGGTCGCAGGGGCCGGCAAACGCTGTGGGGCCGCAGAACATTACCATAACCGGCACGGGCGCAACCGTCCAGGTGTATGCCGCCGGCGGTCTGGCGCTAAGTGTTCAGTACCTCGCACCGTCCGGCAACGCAGCCACCGTAGAAATCGGAGATTCGACCACGACCAGCACAACGGGGCTGCCGATCGCGGCGGGCGGAGGCCTATACCTTGCGCCGCTGCCGGTCGACGAGAGGCTGGCCGCGCCGTCGCACTACTACAATCTGGCGCGGCAGTACGCGTACATAGCCAACGGCGACAAATTGCAAATAGTGGTGGAGAAATAGCCTGAAGCGACTGCTCATTCTCGTGCTCGTGCCGCTGGGTCTGCTGGCGCAGCCGCAGTACACGACCGTCACGGATACGGTGTACACCACCACCGGCGTCCCTTTCAACGGGAACGCCCAGGTGAGTGGGCCCGTCATGGTGGACACGAACGCGGATACCATCGGATCCTGGGTGCAGAACGTATCGGTGGTGAGCGGTGCTTTCAGCGTGCCGCTCGCGGTGAATGCGGCGCAGACTGCGACGGTGATCAAGTTCACCACGTTCAACGGCGCTTCTTGGTACGACGTGTGCATTATTCAGTACAGCGCCACTCCCGTGCGCCTTTCGACATACTGCCAGGTCCAGAACACCGCGCCGCTGCAAACGAACTTGTTCACCGCGGACCCCGGCGCGAACGGGCTCGTGGTGCGGACGGCCTTCGGCGCGGCTACGGCCGTAACGCTGACGAGCCTCAACCCGGTATTGCTGCCGATCACGAATGCCAACGGGACGATAGGAAATCCGACATTCAACCTGCTGACCACGGGCACATCTCTTTCTGTAGCGGTCGTGACGGCGCCCGCCGGCACTCAAATTGGCTGCGGCCAGTTCGACGCGCATGGCAACCTCGCGGGAACCGGGTCCGCGTGTGGCAGCGGAGGAGGGGGCGGCAGCGTCAACGGTCCAGTTACGAGCACGAGCGGGTTCATCCCGGCGTGGGGCAACACCATCGGTACGCTACTCACGACCGGATACGGCGTCCAGGGCACGGACGCAAACCTGTTCACTGCTGGCACGATTAGCGGGACGGCGGCGAATCTTTGCACCGACGCCAACGGCGGGGCGACGACCGTAGGATGCGCCGCCAGCCAAGTATACCCCGGCGCCGGAATCCCGCAATCGACCGGGAGCGCTTGGGGCACTTCCTACACCACGTTGCCTGTATCCGTGGGAGGCACCGGCACGGGAAGCACGCTTTCGGGCATCCTGCGCGGCGGGAGCACCTTTACCGCGTCCGAGCTATCCGCGGATGCGATCACCAGCGGAAGTAATGCGGTGACCGTTACGGGCATCAATCGCACGACTTTAAGCGCCCTCGCCACCGGCCTGTTGAAGAACACGACGAGCACGGGCGTTCCCAGCATCGCAGTGCTCGCCGACATCACGAGTTTGACTGGTACGGGAGCCACCGCGGCAACCGCCTTTGGCTTTGGGAGTGCGGCCCTAATCAGTTCCACGGCGGCCGGGGATCTCAGCGGCACGCTTCCAAGCCCTACGGTGGTCAAACTGAACGGTACGTCGTTAGCTGGACTGTCTACCGGCATCCTGAAGAACACCCACACCACGGGTGTTCCGACCATCGCCGCGGATGGCACGGATTACGTGTCGCCCACCACCATCGACAATAACTCGCTCCCCGCCAGTTTTAGCACCGTTACCACGCCGGAATGGATATTGTCCGGCTCGAGCAGCGGCAACGTCTCCGCCAGCGCTGGCCCCACTGGCGCCGGAATAGAACTTACGATGTCTGCATCCGGGTTCGTATTCGGGTTGTATCCTGTGAACAACGGCGAAATCGCGCTGACGACGGGGCCAGGGCTTAGCTCTGGTGGCATCTACGGGCATTTGCGCGTGAACAAACTGACGCTGGAGAATCCGTACTTCGGCTCAACGCCACCGAACTCGATCCCGGTTTGCAACGGGACCACCACGAACGGGACCATCACGGCCGTTAGCGATGCCACGAGGACCACGCCCAGCTCGCTATACATCCCAGGTGGCACAGGCAGCCAGGAATACATCGTCGCGTGCCAGGAGGCGGCAGGCGTTTATCAGTGGGTTCTCATTAGCGGAACCCAGCCGGTTCTGGAATCGAACGCCGGCGCGTATTACCCAGTGACAGACTCGACCACCGCGATCCAGTGGAAGAACGCGGCGCAGAACACCACGCTCATTAACCTGGACACCACGGACGGAAACGTTGGTATCCTGACAACCACGCCCGCGACAGCTTTGGAGGTGAACGGTACCATCACCGGAGACGCAGGGCTGGTTCTGATGGGCGCGACCAGCGGAAGCACGTCACTGACCGCGACTCCGACCGGCGGCGCGTTGTTGCACTCCAACAATCTCTCCGCTACAGGAGAACAGGAGCAATTCTCATCCGGCACAGCCACGGCCACAAGCGGGACCGTCATCGGCATGAAGATAAATCCCACGTACACCGAGGCGTCCGGCTCTGCGAATAACCTGGACCTGCTTATAAACCGCACTGAAACGGCCATCGGATCGGGCACGCAAAACTTCATCACCGCGCAGGTCGCGAGCACAACCAAGTTCCTCGTCGACCACAACGGCGTGATCGAGAATAGCGGCGCCAAGCCGACGTTGACCGGCTCGTGTTCTGCGGGCACGCAACTCGGAGGAACCACCACCGGGAGTTTCGTGGGAACCGGAACTTGCACGGCAGGCACCTACACCCTGACGTTTCCGTTCACGGCAAACACCGGATGGTTCTGTACGCTGATCGACTTCACGACGAATTCAGACACATTCAAGATGACGGCGAAAACGACCACGTCATGCACGATGACGGGAACCAGCGCCACTTCCGACGTGCTGATCTTCACAGCGGAGCCATACTAATGACGCCCTCTCAGTACGGGAACTATCCCTACGACATCCCCGCCAGCGTCATTCCGGGTGCGTTTACATACGATTTTGGAAGCAATCCAGCGATATCCAACGTGCGCCTGCTGATCGCCGACACGCAGCCGGGGCCATCGCCTTTTCCGCTCTTCAACGATGCGGAAATCATGCAGGCCCTCTACCTGGAGTCATCGCAGAACCTCTACGTTTCAGGAATGGCAACGCAGGGTGGACAGAACGCGGTTGTGCCCGTTCAGATTTATAGCTACTACCGGGCGGCGGCGCTTCTGCTGGACGCGCTCGCCGCTAACAATTCCCTGCTATCCAGCATACAGAAATTGCTCGATGTGGAACTGGCGCCAGGGAAGGCCGCTCAGGAACTCCGGGCGACGGCGGCGGAGTACAGAAAGACAGAGGCGAACGCAGGCCATTGGGCCATCGCTGAGCTGGTTCACGACCAATTCAGCGCCAGAGAACGCGTCTGGAAACAGCTTTTGAGGCTTTACGGGGGCTGACGGCATCCCCCGTGCTATAACCCATCCGAAAGGATGGTGACGCGATGAGCGGATCGTTACGGATACACGAAGCAGGTAACGTCAGTTTCGATAAGGTCGAGATGACAATGGAAATCCAGGTTCAGTTCGACAGGGTTATGGCAAGCCTAGTTAGCCACGCCCAAATTCTCCAAGAGCAGGCAATCCTCCTGGCGCAGGTGAATGCCAAGGAGGACGGCGTTATCCAGAGGCTGGACAAGGCCAATGGGCGGGCCGCCGAGGTTGAAAAGACCCTCGGTGCGTTAAACGTCTGGAAATCGGCAATGGCCTCGGAACACGTCGCCGTCCAAAGTTCTATGGTCGAGGTAAAAGCCGAAGTCAAAGACTTGAATAACTGGAGGACTGTACTTTCAGCTGAACACACGAGCGTTCTTGGTAAGCTGGCCGAGGACAAGGCAGACCTGAAGGTGCAGGCCATCAGCATCGCGGCTCTCCTCGCATGGAAAGAGAGGAACTCTGGCGGAGCGGACTGGTTGTGGAAGGTGTGGGGCGTCGTGGCGACTTTGGCGGCGTTGGGCTTGGCCGCGATGAGATACCTGAAATGATCCAAGGACTACAGGCCGCAATCGCCGGGGTAATGCCGGCCGCGCTCTCTACCGGCCTGTTTGCGTCTACGATCACGATAATGCAGCCGACGGGGGTGCTTGGACCCAGCGGTGCGCCGCTTCAGCCGCCCGCTGGATTCGAGAGTGTGACCGGACTCGTTGGCATCCCGTGCCAGGCCGCTCCGATTGCCCCAAACAGGATCGAGGCGACGGAGATGCGAGAGCTTGAGCAGATCATAGCCTCTCAGCCTCTTCACATTCTGCTGAACGGATGGTATCCGCAGATCGAGGGTGGCGTAGCGAACGGCTGGCTGGCCGTCATTGAAAATGTATACTACATCATCCTGGGAGCGGAGAGCGATAGCCAGGGGCAGATGACACGCCTGGAAGTAAAACTGGTGGGTGTATGACGAGCGCAGAGGACAAATTGCGGACGCTGGCGGAAGGGAATGCCAATCTCCAGGTCGACCTCGGCTCCAACCCGTTCCGTTGGTTCGACAGGCAGTTCGCACAGGGCGCCATCAAAACCGGGACGTGCGTTTCAGTGCTAAGGGTCTCGACGGTTCGCAATTACGCGCAGGAGGGCCTGCGCAACGTGAGCGGAATCCGGTTCCAGATCGATGTAGCCGACTTCAGCCCGGAGACGGCGCGCGCCGTGGCCAGCGACGTCATCGACTTTATGAATACGCTCAATCAGCAGACGACGGCCCAGGAGGGCACGATCTTCACCGCATTCCTGCTGAACCAGCGCGCGGGGATGTACTACGAGTTGCCGACACCGGCCTATAAGGAATCGCTAGACTTTCGCGTATGGAATCTTGAATCCGAAGAAAACGAGGACAACTAGATGACTTACATTCCGCTGCAATTTCCCGTTGGCATCGGCGAGTACCTGCCAGCGATCAACACCTACCTGGCTATCGGAAACGGAGCCAGCCCGGAGGTATACACGGTCATCGCCAACGTCGGCGACCAAAGCGGCCCGGACATGACCTGCGACGTGGTGGACGTTACGAGCCACTCGGCAACCACGCCTTGGTCCCGCAAGGGCGTCACGCTGCTGAACGCCGGAACTACCAAGTTCCCGCTGTTTTTTATCCCGCAGTCGAGCGGCGCGGGATCCCACGGATTCAGCGGCGGGGGCCTGCTGGCAAACTTCGTAAACCGCACGCTAACCTATTTCCTCATCCAGTTCCCGGAGGTGGATTTGACTCAGTGGCTATTCCAGGGCTACATTTCCGCCTTCTCCGTGAAGGCTGCGGTCAAGGGCGCAATTATGGCCGATGTGACCATCGAGTTCACCGACGCTCCAACCCTGGAGTAGCCGTGCTAAACTGCACGCTATATGGAGAATGCAACGACAGCGCCGCCCATCGAGTACCCCAAGGTGCTTATCGGCGGCGCAGAGGTGGAACTGCGGGTCTCACAGTACTCGACGTACCTTTTGAGCAAGGCGGGCATCGGCCCGGCGCAACTGGAGGAGTTTGCGGATCCCGCCAGCGGGCGCCGGTTCTACGTTTCGTTCGAACTATTTGCGGCACTGGCTGGGTGGAGGCTCCAGAAGGACGGCCAGCGCGTGCCAACAGCAGACGAATGGGCGCTTCGGTTATCCGAAGAAAAAGACCCCAGCGCCACGTACCGGATGATGAGCGCGGCTATCACCGAAGCCTATGCAAAAGCGCGGCCGGTCGAGGAAAAGAAGGCTCCCGCTCCGCCGGCCAGCGCGGAGCCGCCAAGCCTCTAACGGAAGATTACTGGCTGGAGTTGCACGCCTTCGGCACGTCGCCACACGGCTTAGCGATGACAGAAGAGCGCTTTTGGTCGCTGACCCCGCGCGAGTTTGAGGCGTACAAGGCAGTGTGGCTGGACAGCCGGGAATACCTGGACCGCCGTTTCGCGGAAATCCAGGCCACGCTGCACAATGCCCACTTCCGGCACGAGCGGCACGACCCCTTATTTCAGCCCCAGCAGTTCATGCCTGGGCGCGTCGTAGAGGAGCCAGACCCGGCAGACAAGGCGCTCTTTCAAAAAGCGCGGCTTGCGGCGCAGATGGCAACTCAACAGGTGATGCGGGCGCAACGTGGGAAGGTGCAGCAGGGTGAGCGGATCGAGGTGAAGCGTGGCTGACGAAAGCACTGAGAGCATCGGTGGCGTCCGCATCACGATTCGCGGCGACTTCAGCCAGCTCGAAGCCGATTTTCAGGCAGCGGTCGCGGATGCGCGATCGAATGGCGCGAATGTAGCGGCCGCCATATCCCAGGCGTTCGATACCATCGCCACGCACGGAGAGTTTGCGTCGTACCAGATCAAGCAGGTTGGTGCATCCCTGGCGGGACTAGCCGCGCCCGCGCAGGAAGCTGCCGCTGCAATGACCGACGTGACCGCTGCAATGACCGACGTGGCCGCGCCTGCGCAAGCAGTTGCCGCTGCAATGACCAACGTGGGAAATACTTCCTCCCAAACCTTCAGATCGATGGTTACCGATCTCCGCTTCTGGAGCCGTTCCGTATTTATCCTCATGGCTCCAGAGATGTTCGCCAACATCATCAGTGGCATTGTTGCCTTCTTCCAAAAGCAGAACGATGCGATCCACGAGAGCATTGTAAATTGGAGCGATTTCAATGCAGCGCTCCGCATCTCGGACGACGAACTCGCGGTAACGAACGACAAACTTGCAAACCAGATAGCGCTGCTGGAAGGGAATAGCCCGAATAAATTTAAACTCGGCTTGGACGAAGCGACAGTATCAGCCGAGAAACTGGCAAAGGCTCTGACCGATGACCTCGGCGCGGCGATCAAGAAACTCGGAGAAGATAACACGAAATGGTGGGATGCCATTCTCGGCGCGCCTGGGCTCAAGGATCTCACCGACTACCTGAAAATACTTCAGGAGCAGATGGCCAATACGAAAACATCCGCCGGTCAGATGAACGTACTGAACGAAGAGATCCGCGCGACGGCCCGCGCACTTGAGCATTTGCAGGCCGCAGGCAGGCCAATCGCATTGGCTGTTCCGATCCAGGCAGCGACCGCCGCTCTTGAGCACTTCCGTGAGGAGTTACGGCATGTGCAAGAGGAACAGGAACACGGGAATTTACAGAAGGAGCTTGGGGCCGCGCAGGACTCTGAACTCAAGGAAAAGCAGACCGGAACGCCTTTCGGGAATGCTATCACGCAACAAATGGCGAAGGACGCCGACGAAGCCTATCAGCATCTCATCGCCGATCTCGCTCACTATAACGAGATGCTGGAGGCTGGCATGGTGTTGCAGCGCAAGTCCGGCGAGACGATGGCGGATTGGGCGCACCGAAACCAAGAGGCTCTGGACGCAGTCAAGGCTGGCCCTCCCGAGATAACCAAAGACTTTGACGAGATGTTCAAGTCTATCCAGGAGGGCGCAAAGGAGTTCAAGCGCACCACTGAAGGGATCTTGGACCCGCTCAAACAGGCGCGAGACGCAGCTAAAGGCGTCCAGGATCTCGACAGAGCGTTCAAGGAGCTGAAGGTATCCGACGCCGCCCCAGCGCTCGAGGAAGTGAGCAAGGATCTGGCACTCATCAAGGCTCAGTTCGATGCCGGGAAGGTTAGCGCCGAGCAGTGGGGAAAGGCCCAACTTGCTGCGATGGAGCGTCTGCACCCCGAAATCCGCCGCGTGGCCGAGGAAGTGCAGAGCGCCTTCGACAGCATTGACGATGCCATTTCGCGCAGTATTGTTCACTGGAAGGGACTGGAGTCCGCGATCCTCGGAATCTTGCAGGATCTCGCGCAAAAGGGGCTTAGCATCCTGCTAAAGTCACTCCTCGCGCCGGCGGAGAGCGCATTGCAGCAGCTTGTAAGCGGCGTGCTGGGAGGGCTTGGCGGAGCGGCAGGCGCGGCGGCCGGAGGAAGTGGCTTCAATCCCCTGCTGATCGCGGGCGAATTTGCGGGTTTCGCCGAGGGCACCGATTACGTCCCCAAGACCGGGTTGGCGATGATCCACGAGGGCGAGCGCATTATTCCGAAGGCCGAGAATCTGTCAATGAAGTACTACCGGAGCGACAGCCATAATGCCAGCGTCGGCACGCATTTCGACTTCCGCGGCAGCCGGTTCACGGGCGTGACCGACGACTTGGTGGGAAATGTCATGGATCGCGCGGTGAAGAAGGGCCGCAGGGCAGGAGCCAAGTGGTAGATGGGCGGCTACACTCCACCACTCGATAGCGCCGCATCCCTCACGGTTTGGATTGGCTTTGTTTCGCTGTCCACGAACATGACGGGAAATACAGTTTCCGGCAACTTCGGATCGCCGGGCGTCACACTGGCCGCTGGCGCTATCGTGCAGATCCTGGGAGCAGGTCCGAGCGGCGCGCCGCTGTGGACGACAGTGGCATCCGGCGCAGGCATCGGCACGTTCACCACAGTGGCCAGCGCCAGCCAAAGCGTTAGCGGCGTGCAATGCACCGTGTACGTTCCGCTGATCGAGTCCACATTCGGCACGAGCGGGGGAGGTCGTATCCCCATCAGGCAGAATATTATTGATGGTTCCATCGCGTTTGAGAAATCACTGTCCACGCGTCCGACCCTGGATTTCACCATCTATTCGAGCAACGGCTATATCCTCTCGCTGGCGGTGTGGGGGAATAGCCGGCTATCGGCTGGCCCGCAGGTGCTCGTGGGCGTCCCCGTGCTGCTGACTGACTCCAGCCTCGCTACGGCCCCCTTCGGCGGGGAGGTTGGCGATATTTTTGGTGGCTCGATCGAGCAAGCGAAATGTACGAACTACCCAGCCACCGGGGAGTTCGAGATTGAATGCCAATGCGTTTCTTGGGACGCCATTGCCGCGCGCCGGTTGCTGGTGCTTACGCCGGGATTTCAGACCTCTCCGGGATACGAAGCGGGGCAGCAGACCTTAACCTACAACGGCGCGGCCGCTTCTCCGTCGAATCCCAATGGCGTCAACACAGGGCTTTCGTATTACCTGCCTCCCGGCTCGCCTCCTGGCACGCGCCCCACGCAATATGTGACGAGGTGGTTCAATATTTTCCCTCCGCCCACCAACATTGTCCTGATTACGCTGAACGGGACGGCTGTAGCATATGGCCCATACACGGACACCCCACCGCAGGGGCCTGGCGGGTATGATTTTTACTGGAGTCCGGCGAACAATCCGTCCGTGAGCATCGACCCGTCCCTGACGCTTTCCGGCACTGATACCATCGTATTCACGGTCAACGGCACAGCCGCGAGCGGCGGCGCCAATATCATACCGTCGCTCACTTTCACCAACACGAATGCGGACGCCATCGCCGTGGCGCTCATCAGCTTTATCGCCGCCAGTGAGGGAATCTCGATCACGGGCAACGTGGCGGCTGGCCCGCTGATTCAGAGTATCCAGTTTCCGGCATCTCAGAGTATCGACGCGGCGCTTTCCAGCCTGTGCGAGTTTATTTCCGGCGCGAGCGGCGCGTACTGGTACTACATCGACCCGCGCAAAGGATTCAATTTTGCCATCCAGGGCGTGAGCAACCCGGCTCCCTGGAATATCGAAGAGACGGACGGCTCGGACGGCAACGTGCTCATGGTGGTGAGCAATACGGTCACGCGCGAGAAGTTTTATAATGCTGCATGGCTCGACCTCTCGACGCTGGCCAATCAGGTCTCGGTCTACTGCCAGGGCGACGGCACGACGCAATCATTCAACATGCCATACCCGATTGCGGCCGCGCCGTCCGTCACGCTGTACACCGGCAACGCGCCGTATCCGACGCCAACCGGAGTCATCGTAAGGGTCGAAGCCACAAACGACGGGCAAAATTACAGCGCGGGCGACACGATTACTCTGGAACAGGCGGGCAGCGGCAACAACGCTACCATCATCGTACAATCCGTGCTGCCGGGGCCTGGGCCGACCACCGGGGCAATTCAGTCCTACACGCTGGGATCTCCCGGTACCGGCTATTCCGATTCGTACCTTGACCCGAATGCGCCGCCCGTTACCAGCACTGGTGGCACCGGCTCCGGCGCGACATGGGCCGTTTCGACGGCGGTAGGAACACAGGAAAGTGTCGGCCTCGTGGGAGAGACGGGATTTGATTTTTACTGGAGTCCAGGCAGTTCGGAGTTGAAGCAGGACGCGGGGAATCCGGCGATCCTCGCCAGCCAATTCCTGCTCGTGACCTTCCAGCCTTCCGCATCTACGTACACGCAGTACATCGACACGCAGGCGGCCCTGATTCGCCAATATGCGGAGGGTGGCTCCGGGGAGTATGACCAATACCTGAATCTGGCGAATACGCTGCCCCTGGTGCAGGGCCCGCCCGCGCAGGTAGTCGGCCTGAACGTAGCGCAGGCGCTGGCGGCGCTGTTCTCGCAACTCGCCCAACAGGTGGACGTGGACACGTACAATACCGGAATCGCGCCGGGAATGTCGATCGGCGTGAATCTTCAATTCATCGCGCAGGGCACGTTCGTGGTTCAGAGCGTGCGGCTGACAGACGAGGGGCGCCTGCAACTCTGGAAGCTATCGCTTATTTCGGGGCTGCTGATAGGCGACTGGAAAACGGCGATCAAGTATTTCACCGCTGGAGGAAGCGCTCCCCCGGCCGTTCTTCCGACGACAACCAGTGCGCCAAGTGCAACAGGCACGGCCTTCTACACCATCACCTACGCCGCGACCATCACGCCGGATTACACGCAGGGTACAACGCAGTTTTGTCAACTGACGGGAAACGTGACCGTGGCAAATGTGACCAGTTCGCCGACCGGCAGCGGGCAGCCGTTGACGCTCATCCTCCAGCAGGACGCAACGGGTGGCCGCACTGTCACATGGGGCAGCGATTACAGTGTCGGATCGCCAGCCATCGCGCCACCGCAGCCCAGCCAGGTGCCATATGCTCAGACGGTTTATGAGTTCCGGCAGACCGACACGCCTGGAGTGTGGCAATACCTGTATTCATATTCGGACATGTGAGGTGTATTATGGTACAAATGCGAGCGTTCTTAGCGATTGCACTGCTGGCGATGACGGGGTGCCTCCACGCGCAGACCGCTGGCTACCACCAGTTGGATATCAACCCGCTTTCAGCCTCTCCTGGCGTCGTGAACCTGACGGACAAAACGAGCCTCGGCGTGGTGGCCGACCAGATCACCGGCTATGCCGGCGTCCTGAATCTGATGAGCGGCGCCACGCTCGCTGGCACGACGTGGACCGCTACCAATACCAGCGCCATGCTCATCCAGCAGGCAGCGGCGAGCAACGAAATCGTGTTCTTCGATAATACCGGGCTGACGGTTGGCCATACTTTTAGCCCGTCGCCTTTCTTTGCCATCACGAACTATTCAGGAGGCACCGAACTGACGGACTCCGCGCACAGCACAACCTTGACTCTCGGCAGTCCAGCCACGATCAACGCCGGATTCTCCGCGATCGGCAATATCCTGGTGACCGGAACCTCTGGCCAGTCCACCGATTTCCTGGATATCAAGAACTTCTCCGGCGGCACGGTGATGAGCGTGAGTCCGTCCGGTACCGGGCTGCTCGATCTGACTGGCTACCTGTACCTGGAGGCGACCGGGACGGCCACGAGCGGCGCGAATGATCCGGCATTCCCCTTGGAGTTCCGCGGCTCGTACTGGAATGGCAGTTCCGCCGGGGTAGACACATGGACCATCGAGCCAATACTCGGCACCGGGGCCAACCCGACCAGCACGCTAACGATATCGCATACGCCTGGGTCGGCGGGGGCCGCAACGGTCCAGGTTGTGAACCTCGACGTTACGGGAACATGTACCGGATGCGGCAGCGGATCGCCGGGAGGGTCTAACACGCAGGTGCAGGTGAATGCCAGCGGTTCTTTCGCCGGGTATTCCGGACTCACTTGGGACAATGGCACGACGACGCTGGCTGCCACGTTTCTATCGGCCACGGGAATAGTGACGAGCGCCAGCGCGCTTCTGAACGGCGCAACCACGATAACGCCGGTAGGCACGAGCCAAGTGCCGCTCACGGTCCAGAAAAACAGCGGCCAGACGGCGGATTTACTAGACATCAAAGGGGTGTTTCCCACCGTTTACCTGGCGATGGACAGTAGCGGGGACACGAGCCTGTTTGCCGCGCTTACGGAACTGGCTACCAACACGGCCGTGAGTTCAACGAACTACCCGTCGTTTCCCGTTAATTGGGCCAGCAGTTATTGGGATTCCAGCGGCGGCGGAAGCGCCAAAACAGACTCCTGGAGCATGTACGTGTCTGCCGGGTCCGGCTCCAACCCAACCGAGACTCTGACCATTGCCCACAATTTTGGCACCACGGGGCCCGTTGCCGTGGGTGGACCGGATTTCTTGTGGCAGAGCGGAACACCAACCATAGCCGGGACCGGCACTCCGGCGTGCACTGTCGGATCACTCGTTGGAAACGACCACGCCGGGACGTTCTCGGTAGCCAGCGCCGGCGCGTCTTGCACAGGGATAATGACTTTCATATATACCGCTCCGCACGGGTGGTCTTGCCAGCTTCACGACCAATCCGTGACCGTAGGCGTCGGGTCCAGTGTCTTTATATCCCAAATCATATTTTCATCCACGACGCAGGCCGAGTTCATCTACAATCTGGTTGGGCCTGACACCATAAACTACACCTGCGATCCATTCTAAGGACTTATGATGAAAACACTCACTATCTTTCTTTCACTAGCGGCATTCGCAGCCGACAACCCGCCCGCGAAGCCACCGCAGATCACCGCCGAGCAACGCGCCAAATTCTGGCGGGCGACCGCGGAATCTATCGCTGCCGCTAGTCGCGCGCAGCAGGCCCGCGATGCCGTCAACGCCGCGCAACTCGACATGCAGAAAACTTGCGGCGAGGATTCCGATCTGGCTGCGGGCGCGGATGGCGAGCCGATCTGCAAGACAAAGACAAAGGAGGTAAAGAAATGAAGACCGTCATAGTGTTCCTGGCATTTGCCGGTTGTGCAGTCGCGCAGTACTTCCCTCCTAGTGGCGGCTCCAGCGGCACCGTAACGCTCGGCGGCCAAGTAACTGGAGCCAGCAACGCCAACACCATCGCCGCGATTGATGGGGGTGTGGTTGCCGCCGCGCAACTGTGTCAGGGTGCGGGGGCCAGCGGATCTACATTCACTTGTGCGACAGGTCAGGGCGACTTTGATGGACAAACGGGTTACACGATCGTCTTCTTGCCTAACAGTAATTGCAACCTCAACGCGACTTTGAATGTCGATGCCCAGGGCGCGGCGGGGATCTACCAGCCGGGCGGGCTTGTAGCAGTCTCAAATGCAGATTGCCTTGCCGGGGGATCTTACACTCTCGTTTACGATGCGAATGGCTTTTGGGAAATGCAAGCGCCCCCGGCGGCATCGCTAAATTTAGGTTCGGCAGCGAAGCAGAATACGGGTACATCTGGTGCTAATGTACCGTTGTTGAATGGTAACCTGACATTCAGTGGATCGAATGCCTATGGCACCCCAGCCAGCATCAATCTGACCAATGCCACGGCAACACCA